ACGATTATCCTTCCTTTACTATCGACAGCGAGAAAGCACCCAATTTCAGGGTGCTTTTTTATTTTGTTTATCTTTGTATAAACATTTTCAAATGATAAATTCTGTAAGAAATACTGTGCTTGCGATTATCAACAAGAATAACTATGGGTATATATCTCCTAGTGATTTTAACTTATTTGCAAAGCAAGCTCAGCTAGATATATTTGACGAATATTTTATAAGATATAATCAGCAAATAAATGAAGAGAATGCTAGAATATCTGGAACAGGATATGCTGATATTAAAAAGGGTTATGAAGAAGTGATTGATACTTTTTCAGTAACATCTTTTTTAACACAAAAAACAGGTAATGTATATTATTTACCATCTCAATCTACAACAGGTTCAGATTATTATTTGTTGAATAAAGTTTTGTGTTTTACAAACGGTGTATTAAAAGGGGAAGCAGAAAAAGTTAGTCATAGCAAAATTACATTATTAAATAATTCATTGTTAACTGCACCTTCAACTATTTTTCCAGCATACACACAAGAAGCTGATGAGATAACAATATTTCCTACTAGCTTTAGTGGGACTAATGATATTCAAGCGCAATACATAAGATACCCTAGAGACCCTAAATGGACTTATGTAACACTTTACGGAGGAGAGCCTTTATTTGACCAAACACAAAATGACTATCAAGATTTTGAATTACCTATAGATGACCAAAATAATTTAGTCGCAAAGATTCTACAATATGCTGGTATATCAATAAGAGAGGCTGATGTATTTCAGTTTGGACAAATAGAAGAACAAGACCAAAATAGAAATAGTATATAATTATGACATATATTAATCAAAGAAAATATTATACAAACAATGGTGTAAACCCAACAAATGCTAATTGGGGTTCATATCAATATGTTAGTTTAGAGGATGTTGTAAAAAACTTTGAACTTATGTATGCAGGAAATCATGAGTTAATAAACAATGAAAGTAGATATAAAATTATATTTCATGCAAAACGTGGTATACAAGAATTAAACTATGATGCTTTTAAAGAAATAAAAGCACTGCAACTTACAGTATATGATGATTTAAGATTTATTTTACCTTCTGATTATGTCAACTGGGTAAAACTTTATTTATTAAAAGATAATGTTTTAAGAGAGCTTGTTGAAAATATTCAAGTTCAATCAGCTGTATCTTATATTCAATCAAGTGCAGACACATTTGCTTATGATGGAGATGGTAATGCTACTGAAGTAGAATCAGTTTTAGATACTGAAAGAAAAGATGGTTCATTAAAAAGTATATATTTAAATGATGATGTTGATGGTGCTACAAACCCTAATGTATTATATATTGATAATGATTTATATAATTATACAATTGGGGCTAGGTATGGTTTAAATACAGAAACAGCAAATATAAATCCTACGTTTACTATTGATAAGAAAGCAGGTGTTATTAATTTTGATTCAACTATGGCAAACCAAAATTGTGTGTTACAATATATATCAGATGGTATGGAAGGTGGCGACGACTCACAGATAAGTGTAAATAAATTGTTTGAAGAATATATTTATGCTTACATTAGATATGCTATTTTAAATAGTAAATTTGGGGTACAAGAATATATTGTAAATAGAGCAAGAAAAGACAAACAAGCTTTGTTAAGAAATGCAAAAATCAGATTAAGTAACATTCACCCAAGTAGATTGATAATGAATATTAGAGGTGAGAATAAGTGGCTAAAATAAAATGGCAAACATTCAAAGAAATTTTATAGCGGGCCGTATGAACAAAAGCCTTGATGAAAGGCTTATTCCTAATGGAGAATATGTAGATGCTTTGAATGTAAGACTTGGTTCTACTGAAGAATCAGAGATAGGTGCTGTTGAAAATGCAAAAGGAAATATACCACTTACAGAACTTCAATATGTTGATGGCACAAAATTAAGCTCATCAGCTAAATGTATTGGAGCTTTTCAAGATGGAGCTCAGCTAGTAATTTATTGGTTTGTACACGACCCAGCATTTACTCAAGGAGCAACAGGTAAATTAGACTTAATTGTTTCTTATGATGTAGAAACAGGTGCGCTTATTTATCACGTTGTAAGTATAGATGATGGGGGTGGTATAAATACTACACTTAATTTTAATCCAAACTATTTAATTACAGGTGTAGATAAAATAGATAATCTTTTATTTTTTACAGACAATTATAATGCTCCAAGAGTAATTAATATAAACGAAAATTACGGAGACCCGCAACCAGGTATACTTACAGATGGTTTTAATCAAGACGATATTAAGGTTATTAAAAAACCTCCAACTAGTGCGCCTTCAATTTTAACATATAGTGTTGCTTCTTTAACAGATTCATTTTTAGAGGATAAGCTGATTTGTTTTGCATATAGATATAAATATGAAAACAATGAATATTCCGCCATATCACAATTTACAGAGCCTGCGTTTAAACCAGGTGTTTTTAGTTTTAGCTCAAACAGTTATTTAAATGAAGGAATGGTTAATCAAGATAATGCGGTTAACATAACATTTAATACTGGAAATAGTAAAGTAACTGATATTCAATTATTATTTAAAGAAGCTGATTCAAATGTTATAAAAGTTATAGAAACTTTTAACAAAAAACAATATGGTTGGGGTGATAATGCTAATGAAACAAGAGCATTTACAAATAGAAAAATATTTACAGTTCTTCCTGATTCTGAAATATTAAGATTATATGACAATGTTCCTCAACTTGCAAAAGCTCAAACATTAATGGGCAATAGATTGGTTTATGGGAACTATACTGAAGGATATGATTTAGTTGATTCTGGTGGAAGTAAAGTTAAATTTGAATTTCAATCAAGTTTATTGTCAGAAATTATAAACTTTTATTCCCTTCCTGCCAATTTAGCGCAAGGGCCTTACAGTCTTAATGCCGCTGCATCTGAAGATATTGATGATAGCATATTAATGATTAACATGAGCTCCTTAGCTTCAACGGGATTGAGTAGTTCTAAGTTAAAAGCAGGTTCAACTTTAACAATATCATTTGGCTTAGAGGTAACAAAGGTTGTAAAGTCAAATCCTTTAGGGCCAGCACCTGTAACTCCCACAGCTATAAATTATGTTACTTGGAGTTACACATTACAACAAGATTATGACACTGTTTATGATTTAGTTAATAGCACGGATTTTTATGATAAAATTGGTAGCCCAACAACAATTCAAACAGTAGCTAATGCAGCAGATGGAAATACACTTACTGATGTTTATAATGCTTCTTTACCAGAATCATTTGATTCAAATTATACTGATTTAGACCAAACAGGTGTTACAAGTGCAACAACAATACCAGCTTCAGGGAATGTAGGACAGCCAGTTATAAGAGCTAATTATAATCCATCAAGTAATAGTTTTGGATTACAAGCTTTAGCTGCTTATTATATAGACCCGGTAAGTTTGTTTTCAATCTACGTTTATTATAGATATGTAAATGTAGAAGTTTCATTTCAAGAAAATCCAACTGCAGCAAGTTTACATAGTAATAGAGGTTATGAGGTCGGTATGGTTTATATGGATAATTACAATAGAGCTTCAACAGCTCAAGTTAGTCCATTAAATTCTGTAAACGTTCCTTGTAAATTATCTACATCTAGAAACTATATACAAGTAGAAATACCGCCAGTACAAAAAGCACCATATTGGGCAACTAAATATAAGTTTGTTATAAAACCAACAAAGACAAATTATGAAACAATCTATAGTAATATAGTTTATAGAGATTCAGGAACGGGAGCTAGCTATTTCTTGCTTGATGGAGAAAACGCTAATAAAGTAGAGTCTGGTGATAAATTAATTGTAAAAGCAGATGCAAGAGGAGCAATGAACAGATGTGCTTATGCAACTGTTTTAGAAAAAGAAAATAAATCTGCTGATTTTATAGATGTATACGACACTGCTGGAAATAAAATTGAAGTATTTGCAGGAACATACATGAAGATAAATGCATCTAATTTTTCTTCAGTAGAAGGTAGTGACGCAATAATATCAGTACCAGAAAAAAAACAATTTGGTGCTAGAGACCAATATCCAGTTGTTGCTTTTCCATTTTTTACATCAACTAATCAATCAGGAGGTACTCCTGTGTATGATGTTTATGATGTTCCTGAAGGAACTAGAATTTCAATGCGTATTGAATTTCAAAGAAATGGAGGACATAGTGGATGTGATAGACAAAATTATATATTAGAAAAAGATTTTACTGCATCAAGAGACTATGATAATATGACTGATTGGTTTACTGGTGACAATATTGATGATGTTTTAAATTCAGGTACAGAAGAAACAACAGGAGATGCAGAGGTTAATAACACTTATTTAACTCCTATAAATTCAGTTGCAGCTCCACCACTTGGAGCAAATATTTATTCTGCTAGTAAAACAGGAACTGAGCTTATCAATGCAAATTTATTTGGATTACTAGCAAATGACCCAGAAAAGAATTTTTATTACAGATTGTATGAAGACACAAGCACTCAAGACCCTAATGGAAATAATTTAGTTTATTTACTAATATCAGGTGGTAAATCTTGTTCTAACACTGAAAATAGAAGAGCTGAGCTTCAAGTATCTTTTACTGTTTATAGAGCAGATGCAACTTATGTTTTTGAAACTGAAGCAGAAGACGCTCTTCCAGATGTTTGGTATGAAAATAGTGAGTCATTTAATATAAGTAATGGTAGACATTTAGGAAATGTACAAGACCAAACTACTGTAGACTCAGCAAAAGTTAATTTAGGATTTGCTAACTGTTATACATTTGGAAACGGTGTGGAAAGTTATAGAATAAGAGATTCTATCAAAGAGCAATCATTTACTTTAGGAAACAGAATATTTACGACATCTAATGAAGAATATAAAGCAGCTCACAGATTTGCTGATTTAACATATAGTGGTGTTTATAATGATGAATCTAATGTAAATAGATTAAATGAGTTTAATTTAGGATTACTAAACTTTAAAGCTCTTGAAGAAACTTATGGTGATGTAGAAATATTATTTGCTAGAGAAACTGATATACTTGTCTTGCAAGAAGATAAAATATCTTATGTGCTAGCGGGTAAAAATTTATTATCTGATGCTACTGGAGGAGGTGCAGTAACATCTGTCCCTGAAGTTTTAGGAACTCAAATAGCTAGAATAGAAAAGTATGGTATTAGTAATCATCCAGAAAGTTTTGCTGAATTTGGTGAGCATAAATATTTTTCTGATGCAAAAAGAAATGTAATTGTAAAACTTACAGGAACATCAGCGCAGAATGAGGTGTTAGAAATTATATCGAACCAAGGAATGAGAAGTTGGTTTAGAGATTTATTTGCTGATGCTTCTGCTACACAAAAATTAGGTGGATATGACCCATATATGCATGAATATGTATTTACGTCAAACACTATAGTTAAACCAGAAACAGAACTTTGTACAGCATGTGGTGTTACTAAAAATATTACAGTTGTATCTGGACAAGAATTTGTTTATTGTGTTGATGTAAAAGAAGAGATTGGAACTGTTTATATAGATTATGTAATACCATTTGAAAATTCTGATTTAATAGTTACAGAAGGTACTGAACAACAAATTATTACAGAAGGTGGTGATGATATAGAAACTGAAGGACAGGTTTCAGGTACTGGATATACTATACAAGCAATTTATGATGGTGTTACTTATACGACAGGTGTTGTATATCAAAGCGGAACATTATCGTTTGCAAAACCAAGTAGCACACCAACAGAAGTTGTTTTAATAGTAACAACAGATGCAAGTGTAGACGATACAATACAAATTACAGTAAAATGTCCTGGCCCAGAATTGTTTAATGTATATAGTATTACTTTATCTACAAATGCAATTGCAGGACAATTTACACATACTGAATATTACTGGGAAAAAGGTACTATTACTTCACCAACTCAATCTGATTTAGTAACATTAATAAGCAGTCCTAATGACCCAATAGTGTCTCAATATAGAGAACTTGAAGGAGGTCAGGGCGCTAATGTAATACCACCTGATGGAGCTACAATTATAATGAGGTCTAATAAAATTAATTTTGATAATTTCCAATTTGACCCTAATGAAAATCAATTTAGATATTTAAGGACAGATGCTCTTTTTGAAAACAATCCAACTGATATAAATATTCTATTAGCAGCATCAGTACAGGCAACTCCTATAAACACGACTGGAGCTCCTAATTTATATAAAGCTGACTTTACTTTACCAGCAGGAGGTGATAAGTTATATTTAATTTATGATTTAAGAAAATCTATTGGACAAGAACTTTGTTATTCAGGAACAAGTTTCTTTGAATCTTGTTGTAATTGTGTGTTTACACCTACACCAGCTCCTACAATAGCTCCTACAGTTGCGCCAACAATCCCAACTTATGATTACTTTATAGGTATAGATTGTGTAAGTTTACAAGCTGTTTATTTAAAAGCAAATACAAGTTTAGGTATATTGGTTGGAAATGAAGTTCAGTATACAAGTGGTGGAACTGTAACAGGATGTGCTTCTTTATATGCTCCAGGTGGTA